TGGTCAACAAATGAAATGGTCAGTTAGAGATGAATCATTACATTCTAAGATGGGATGCCAGTTATTTAATCATATGTGTGATGAATATCCTATGCTAAGAGAGCAAGTACAAGCAGAAGTTGAAGAAGCTGCTCGATTAATGGTTGAAATGGAAATTAATTTTATTAATAAGATGTTTGAATTAGGTGATCTTGCAAATTTAAAAGCATCTGACTTAAAGGAATTTATTAAAAAACGTGCAAACGAGAAATTAAATGAAATAGGATATGCTTCAATTTTTGAATATTCTGATGAATCTGCCTCTGAGCTAGATTGGTTTTATCATCTTACTGGCGGAGTTACCTGGACCGACTTTTTTGCTATGCGAAGCACAGATTACTCAAAGGCTGGCGAAGGTGAAGACTGGGACGAAGATTCACTATTCTAAAAAATATAAAAATAAAATAAAATAATTATGACACACACACTTAACAAAATTATTGAACTACAAACAAAAACAATGGAAACAGTTTTTGAAAATGCTAAAACTGTACCATCTACTTTAATAAATGCTTTCAGTCAACCATTAACTAATCCATGGCTAGTTACAGATAATACTAAAGCAATATATGAGAATACTAAAAAATTCAATACCGCATATCTAACTTATACTAAAGCGCTTACCGATATGCTTGAAGCAACTTATGAAACCGCTGAATTAATTAATAACTCAACTAAATCTAATTAAGAAATGCTTAAGAATATAGAAGATGAAGAACCTCAACCTACCCCAACAGCTGCAGATATTATTGCAGCTGAACTAGGTTGGAAGAAAGATATAGATTATCCAGGCTGGGGACATAATGAAGTTTACTTAAAAACTGTATCGAAGGGATACGTTCTACCTGGAGAAACTCCAAAGGATGCTTATTGGAGAGTTTCAACTGCTGTTGCTCGAAGACTTAAGAGACCTGAACTTGCTTCTAAATTCTTTGACTATATTTTTAGAGGATGGTTAAATTTAGCCACTCCAGTATTTTCAAATACTGGTACTGAACGCGGTTTACCTATTTCTTGTTTTGGTGTTGATGTAGCTGATTCAATTGCAGATATTGGAAGTAAGAACTTAGAACTTATGCTTCTTGCTAAACATGGTGGAGGAGTTGGAGTTGGCGTAAATCAAATTAGATCTGCTGGATCTCCTATTTCTCAAAATGGTACCTCTGATGGAGTTGTTCCATTTTGTAAAATATACGATTCATCAGTTCTTGCTACAAATCAAGGAAATGTTCGTAGAGGAGCAGCATCAGTTAACATGGATATTGAACATGGTGATTTTTGGGATTGGCTTGAAATTAGAGAACCTAAAGGAGATGTAAACAGACAATGTTTAAACTTACATCAGTGTGTAGTTATCTCAGATGATTTTATGCAAAAGGTAGAACACGGAGATAAAGAAGCTAGGCGTAGATGGACTGCAGTTATTAGAAAACGTAAATCTACTGGCGAACCATATATTATGTATAAAGGTAATGTTAATAGACAAAGCCCAGAAGCATATAAAAAGAATGGACTTAAAGTTTACATGACAAATATATGTTCGGAAATTACTCTTCATACTGATGAGAGTCACTCTTTTGTATGTTGTCTATCTTCCTTAAATCTTGCAAAATACGATGAATGGAAAGATACTGATTTGATTTATACTGCTACTTGGTTCTTAGATGGAGTTCTTGAAGAATTTATTCAAAGAGCAAAATATATGAGAGGCTTTGAAAACTCAGTTCGTTCTGCTGAAAAAGGTAGAGCGTTAGGATTAGGCGTTCTTGGGTGGCACACTTATTTACAAAATAAAAATATTCCATTTGATTCTCTTCCAGCTCAATTTGAGACTAGAAAAATATTTTCTCAGCTTAAAATAGAAAGTGAAAGAGCAAGTAGAGATATGGCTCGTGAATATGGTGAACCTTTATGGTGTGTTGGTACAGGAATGAGAAATACTCATCAACGTGCAATTGCACCAACTGTTTCTAATTCTAAATTAAGTGGAAATGTTTCAGCTGGTATTGAACCGTGGGCAGCTAATGTATTTACTGAACAGACTGCTAAAGGTACATTTATTAGAAAAAATCCATCTCTTGAAAAAGTTCTTGAAAAAATAGGATTTGATACTAAAGAAACTTGGGATCAAATCCTAGTCGATGGCGGATCAGTTCAAGGATTAGATTTTATGGATAATTATAGAGTTAAACTTGGAGAAGCAAGTAATCCAATTACTTTAACTAAATTTTTAAAACTTCCAGAAATTGAACAGGGTAATTATATTCCATTAAAAGATGTATTTCTTACCTTTAAAGAATTAAATCAATTAGAGATAGTTCGACAAGCAGGATTACGCCAACAATATATAGATCAATCAGTTTCATTAAATCTTGCATTTCCTATTGAAGCTGAACCTAAGTTTATAAATCAAGTTCACTTAGAGGCATATAATGTAGGAATTAAAACTCTCTATTATATGCGAACTGAATCTGTTCTTAGAGGAGATATTGCAGCGAGATCAATGGTAGACTGTTTAAGTTGCGATGGGTAAGCTAAAATAAAAATATCATATAAAGCAGCAAAGATTACTTTGCTGCTTTTTTTGTTAGATAAATAATAAAAATCAACTATTGTAGATGACAAATAAACACGTATCTAGCTATTATGCTTTTTTACTTGAACAGGATATGATGGCAGGCGCTCCACCAGTAGCACCGCCGAAAGTAATATTATATCATTTTCTATTTATGACTGGATCAGATGATGCTGGAAATAGTCGACGTGTTTATCCAGATAAAAGTGTAGTAATTGAATATCCATGTTATTCACTCGATTTGCCTACGTTAGAGTCTTGGGTAAAAGATAATATTGTTTCTACTGAAAAAACCGATTTAAATAAGTCTGAACTTGATATACGTCAAAAAAATTTAATTGATATAGTTAAAGGTGACCGTACAAATATATCAAATGACGATCTTCCATATATTGAAAAATTAAAGAATGCAGTTTCGGCTAACCTAATTGGTCGACATGAACCAGATGTTACAGTTGTTTTTTCAGGCGGTGTTCCTACTACATCAGATATAAATGTAACTTTTATAAAACATAAAAAGTAATGCTTAAGTCATTCCTACAATATATAAATGAAACTATGGATCATAAAACTGAATTCATTAAAGGATTATCTCAAAATTTAATTGAGAGATTACGTACTTCACCATTTGATGAAAGTACAGAATACTCAGTATTTTCAGGAATGTCTTTTATCGAACCTTTTAATTTTAATTTAATTTTAAATGTTCGTCGTGATACTGATCTATCTACCCATTCAGATTCCCACTTTAATTCATTACCTTGGGAAAAAATTAATTTTGATAATTTAGGATATGCAATTGATGCTAATACTAAAATGAGTAAATCTAAATTAAAAATACCTTCTATTACAATTCATATAGTCTTAAATCCTAAACTTGAACCTTTATTATATAGCAAGTTATTTTTTAGACTAATTGATATACTTGCACATGAAACAAATCACCTAGATCAATTAGGACTTAATAGAGATCCATTTAATGTAAATGTATCCAGTAATCATGATAGAGATTCAGCAAAAAAAAGTTATCGATATTTTCTATTACCTGAGGAAATTGAATCAATGGTTGAAGGGATGTATACTCGATCTAAAGTGCAGAATATTAATTTAGATAAAATATTTGATGACTACTTACTGCCATTTATTGAATCTGAATATATTAATAAGTCAGAATATCTAAAGGTTATGCAAGTATGGATATTTCATGCACTAGAAGTATACCCTGATTGTAAATTTTCAAATAAAGTTAAATCAATTATTGATTCTATTTAAAAACCGTTTTAATATATGTAGTAAAAGACTACAAAATTAATATAAAATGAACGATTTCGAAAAACTAAAAGAAGAAATTGCATTAGCTCAAGCTGCAATCTTCGATCCAATTAACACGCTTATCTTATCGGCAGAAGAAGATGCTGCTAAATATTATGGAAAAGGCGTAAAGAGTGCTGGTAATAAGCTTAAAAGAAAAATGCAAGACATTAGAAAAGTAATTAAGCATCCTGTAGTAAAAGCAGAAATGACTAAAGTTCAGGAAGGTGCAAAAAATCTTCGTCAAACATTAACTGATGAAATTACTACAAAAGTAACAGCATAATTATATAACTACTACTTTTTAAAATGCCTCTTTTAGAGGCATTTTTTGTGTTTTATGAAACTTGTCAACTAAGATGTGTATAATATATTAAAATAAAATATTTATTATGACAGATTTTTTTGATTTACCAGAAGAAACTTTTTCTAAACAGAAACAAGTAAGTACTAGAAGAACTGATCCGAACATTTATGATCCGGATCCAAATGCACACAATGGGTCGTACAAATCAGTATTTAGATTCGTACCTTACATTTTTGACAAAACAAAAAGTAAGTATACTAAATATACTGCTAAGTTTTGGAATCCATTAACTAAAGAATCATTAGTTATCGATTGCCCTTCAAATGTAGAAAAGCCTTCTATTTTATGGACAATGGAATCAGTATTACGTTCTCTTAAAAAAGAAGAACCTGAATTAGTTGAAGAGATTGGTAAAAATTTCTCTAGATGGAGCACTCACCATTCAGCAGTATACATTAAGAAAGATCCACAGAGACCTGATCTTGAAGGATTCGTTAAAATCTTTAAATTCAGAAATCAAATTGATATGTTAATCGATCAACTTGTAAATCCTGAAGAAATGGATGGACTTACTACCTCTAGAAAAATAAATCCATTTCACCTATTAGAAGGTAAAGATTTACTTTGTATTGTTGGCAAGAAAACTAAAGACTTTAGAGACTGGTCAAAATGTAAATTTATGGATGAAGTTACTCCATTAGTTTTTAAAGTTGGTGATACTCAAGTACAAGTTAAGAATGAAGAGAAGTCAGTTAAATTAGTTAACGAGTTCTTAACTAAAAATACTCCAAAAATGGATGAGTACTATCACCAGGAATGGACAGAAGAAACATTTGAAAAAGTTGCACAAGCAATTATATCAGCGATTCCTCATAATGAGATTTTAGAAATGATTCTTGGAAGAAGTAAAGATACTAAGATGAATGACTTAATTCGTTCTAAAATGAAAGGCGGTAAAACAGTTAAACATACTTCTTCAGTAAACGATGATCTTGAATTTACTAGTGCACCTGCAACTCCAGCAACTCCGATTATTGCATATACTCAAGAACCTGCTACAGCAGCCGTAAACTCTACTGATTCTAACGATGATGAATATGATTCATTATTTAAAGACCTATAAAAAAATAAAATAATATGGAAGAAAATACAGCGACTACCGCTCAACAAAATGTTCTTTTTGGAACTATCTCCTATGCTGATGATTCTGCATATGAAGAATTTATATCAACAATGAATATTAATCAAGCATTATTTGTATTAATTGCATCGGCTAATTCTTCTCAAGCAAAAGGAGCATTTAACTTGCTAGAATCTGAGACTATTTCTACTGCAATACGTACAATACGTAAAAATGGAGAGAAAAGCGAAGCTCAGCCAGTAGTTCAACATGCAAATCAATAATAAATACTAAAAAATTAACAATGGACTTAATTATAGACGGTAACGCCTTTATTAATGTCGCAATAAGCGTCACTAAATCTCAGTCTACTAGAGATAAGAGAACTGGTGATGCTTATTATGTTAATGATTTATTTAACGATAGCGGATTTATTTTAAAGGACAACGTACGAATATCATTTAGAAATTTTTGTTTTACGTATCTAAATTCTTTAATCACTCCAATATCATCTCATCCACAACGAGTTCACATTGTATTTGATTCAGCAAGTTGGAGAAAAGAGTATACTA